CGGCGAATACCGGCTGTGGCGCCGGAAGCGCATTGGAGCTGACTGGGAAGATCGGGGGCCGATCGTCACCTGCGATGAGTGCCGAGGCGGCCTCGAGGTGAGCCAAGACGATGCCAACCGCCTGGTCTTCGTGATCGATGGCATCAGGCGGTTCGTGACCACCAACGGCGGCGGTTCGTGGCAAGAGGTGAGTTGACGAGTGGGCGCGGCGTTGCCAACCTCCGGCGATGCCGGAACTCCGCGAGCTCGAATATGGCGATGAGATCAGAGCCGCTCTTGAGGCACTAGCCGTCAGAACAGGCTCAAAGTACACGGAGCGCGGCTATGTCGTCTTTGAGCGCTATTTTCGAGGAGATCACCCCATGCGCTATGTCTCAAAAGAGTTCGCAAAGCGATTCGGGGCGACGTTGAAAACGCTCGTTGACAACTATTGCCCGATGGTCGTCGACACATTGGCTTCGCGGCTTATCGTCGACACGTTCACAGGTAGTCAGGAAAAGACGATCACGGATTTCCTGAACAAGACCAGGTTCGAGGCTCTGCAGCGATCCGTGCACAAGGATGCAGTTCTCTATGGAGACGCGTACGTCATCGTTTGGCCGCTTTTTGAGGATGGCAAGAGAAGTCGCTTCTATCGTCAGCGACCCTGGAACATCGCGCCGGTCTACGATCCGACCGAACCGGAGAAGCTGCTTTGCGCGGCGAAACTTTGGCCGATCGCAGATAAGAGTAAGAGATTTAGGCTAACCATCTACTACGAAGACCGCATCGAGCGATACATCACCGGCTCCATCGACGGGAAGGGGATTTCGGCGGCAACCGTCGTCGATGAATACGAAGCAGATGGGGAAGAGTTTTTGCAGCCGCACAAGTACGGCCGCGTTCCGGTCGCTCACTTCGCCAATGGCGTGGGCCTCGGTGAGTTTGGGGTGTCGGAGCTTCACGACGTCATCCCGCTCCAGGCGATGCTCAACAAGCAGGTTTACGATCTCATGGTCGGCATGGAGTCAGCCAGCTGGCTCCAGCGATGGGCGAGCGGCATCGAGCCGAAGATCGACCCGGCGACGGGCAAACCTGACACGAGTGCATTCGTCGGTAGCCGAATGTGGACAGTCGCCAATGCCGAGGGAAAGTTTGGACAGCTTGATGGCCCCGATCCGACGCCGATCATCGCCGCCATTGAATCGACGCGCATGGAGATCTCGCGGATCAAGCGGATTCCGGCCTACATGCTTGGAATGACCGGCGACATCCCATCAGGCGCAGCGCTAAGAGTTACAGAGGCGCCGCTCACCGCGGCCGTCGAGGACAGGCAAGTCCATTTCGGCAACATCTGGGAAGACACCCTTGCGATGGCCCTTGGGCGGGAAGACAATCTCACCGCTGTTTGGCGCGATACCTCTCCCGTTTCTTTCAGTGAGCAACTGGACGCTGGATTAACGATGAAGTCCCTCGGGTTACCGACGACCTACATCTTGCAACGTAGCCTGGGTTTGACACCTGAAGAAGCGCAGAAGCTTGCCGAGGAACGCCAGGCGGAAGATGACGCAAAGGCCGAGACGCAGATGCGGCTCTTGACGCGCGTTCCTGAAGCGCCGTGACCGTCCGCGAGGTAGCGGCTGACTACCGGCGACGGCTCCTGCTTCGTGAGGCGGTTGCTCTCCTGCGGATCAGGGAAGCATGGACGTCCGCGGAGCTGGTGATTCTCGATCGGCTCATCGAGCTCCTCGAACGGATGGCCGATGAGTCTCCGCGACGGCCAATCTCCTGGCTTCTCGAAGCAGAGCGCGCCCAGCGGCTTCTTGCGCAGATTGCCGGCGAGCTTGGCAAAGCCAGCGACGCGACCACGGTCCTGATCACCGGCGCGCAGGGAGAAGCGGTGGCGATGGCCGCGGCGGCCGGGGCCCAGTACTACGAAGCGTCGGGCGGCTTCGCCCGGATAGGCGTGGATTGGAATCGCCTGCCCGCTGGAGCGGTCGAGGAGCTCGTGGGTCGGTTCTCGGACGGCTCGCCGCTGAAGGAGGCGTTCCAGAAGTACCCAGCGGTCGCCGTTGCCCGGATGGAGGAGCAGCTCGTCACCGGGATCGCGAGGGGAAAGAACCCGAGGGAGGTTGCCCGGGAAATCCGCAAGGCCAATCCGCTCGGGCTCGAGATCGCCGATGGACCAGGTCAGGTGGTTCAGGAGCAGACCAGGCTTCTAAGGCAGCGGTCGGAACTCATCGCCAGGACGGAGATCGTCGGTAGCCACCGTGCGGCCGCGGTGGCCAACTACCGGACGAACTTCGAATCGTGCATCGGCTACCGTCGAGTCGCGGCACTTGACGTACGTACGTGCGCCGCTTGCTGGGCTCTCCACGGCAAGTTGTATCCGCTCGCGGTCGATCCGCATGAGCACCCACAGTGCCGGTGTGCGGTGGTTCCGGAGTTCGACACCAGCGACCCGATCGAGTCAGGCCCCGGTGCGTTCGACAGGCTTGCTGACGCCGATAAGCGGGAGATTCTTGGCCCGGCGAAGTTCGAGCTCTACAAGAGAGGTGAAGCCGGCCTCGAGGACTTCGCAGAGACGTTCGAAGACACCAAGTGGGGTCCACAGGTGCGTGAAAAGTCCTTGCGGCGATTGACTCAGGTGCAGTAAGGCGCCAGTCATCCGGCGTGAAGCGGGAAGCTTTTCGACAGATTCTGAGGTTTGCGCCCAACACCGACGGTGGAAGCGGCGGCGCCGGCACTTCTGGTGCGGGTGGCTCCGGAGCCTCAGGCCAGGGGGAGCCTGGTTCAAACGGAGATAACACTTCGCCCACGTGGGATGCGTGGTACGGAGCACTAGACGCCGATGGCAAGCGCCTCGTCGATGAACACGTCAGCGGGCTGAAGAACGCTGTGACCTCTGAGCGCAGGCAGGTCCGCGAACTTAGCCAGCAGGTCAGGGACTTGCAGTCCAAGGCCGAGAAGGGATCGGAACTCGAGGGCAAGCTCTCGGAATTGTCGGCCCAACTCGAGGAATCTCAGCGGCGCTCGGCCTTCACCGAGTGGGCGGTCAAGAACAACGTCGTTGATCCGACGCTGGCCTTCCTTGCCGCTAAGGAAGCGAAGGTGTTCGACAACAGCGGTGCCATCAACGGGGAGCGACTGAGAGAGTTGCATCCTAACCTCTTCGCACCAGAGGAGAAGCCAAAGGCGGGAGGCCGAGGCGACGCGGGAAGCGGGTCACAAGGGGGCGGTGCCCCTTCGAAGTTCGACGGGAATGCATTCCTCGCCCAGGCGGCGGGAATCAACCAGCGAACCGAGTAAAGGCCGCAGGTAACTACCATGAGCATGACTTTGCGCACGGATGTCTCCCAAACGATCCCGGTAGAGATCGTCGACGAGATCATTCGTGACGTCCAGTACCAATCCGTCGTACTGAGCATGGGCACTCGGGCGCGCAACCTTCGGGAGCGCGAAGAGGATATGCCCTTGCTCGACTCGGTGGTGCAGGCTGGGTTCGTCTCCGACGACACCGGCCGCATCCCTCTGACCAAGCTAACCGCGTCCACCAAGCGGATCACGGCCAAGAAGATCGGCGCCATCGCCGTCGTCCCTCGTGATCTCCTCGAGGACAGCACGCGGATCGACCTTTGGGGAGAACTCCGTCGCCAACTGCCCGGTGCGTTCGGTCGCCGGATCGACCTCGCCGTTCTGATCGGAACCGGGGCTCCCGCTGGATGGCCATCGGCACTCCTAACGGAAGCGGCCGCACGAAGCGCGGTTGTCGACCTGTCGAACACGATCGGCGCAGGCAACGACCTCTACGACGCCATTTTGGGCGTGAGCGGTGTCTTCGACCTGGTTGCTCGCGACGGCCACATGGTTACCGGCGTTGCCATTCCACCTCGGATGGAAGCGCAGCTGCGTGGTCTACGCGGCACGGATGGCCATCCGGTCTTCGCGGAAGCCAAGGAAGGCGGCACCATCCCGGCGACGCTTGCGGGGGCTCCGCTCCGCACCTACAAGGGCGCCCTCGGCTCTTCGAACCTGATGATCGCGGGTGAGTGGGAGTACCTCCGGTACGCCTGGCGCCGCGAGATCGAGTTCGCTGTTGCTGACCAGGCGACTCTCGTGGACGAGTTTGGCGGCGAGGTCATCAACCTCTTTCAGCAGGATAGCGTTGCCATTCGTGCAACTGCTCGTCTCGGCTGGAACTGGTTCTCGCCCTACAACGACGAAAACACGAACAATGCGACGCGGTTCCCGTGGGCCGCGCTGGTGGACTAATCCATGAACCCGACCATCGAGTACCAAGCAGGGCACGGCTACGTGCCCCTCGCGGCGGCCAGCGGAAACGCCGGCATGCTCTCGCTCGCTAACCCGACCGGCAAAGACCTTCTTGTGGAAGTTGTCGTTGAGACCGTGACGGGCATCGCTACGCGGACGGTCGACGTGGGAATCGCAAGCGCGAACAACGCCGCGTCCGACAACCTAATTGATGGGCTTGCCTTGCTAACGGCAGGTAAGTACCCATCCTCGACCAACGGGGGCACGAACGGCAAGGTGAAGCAGATCTGGAAAGCGGATCAATTCCTCACCGCCACCGTGGACTCCGGAACGCCGACCGGTTACGTTGGCTATCTGCACATCTATGCAGAGGAGGTGGTGCGTTGATCGCCATGATCTTGGCCTGCCTCGTGTTGATGGCTGTTGTTACGCTGGCCAGCAACCGAGAAGCTGGTCGCATCGTGAGTATCGACGAAAGCGAACAAGCCGCCGAAGCCAGGATTCGAATCTTGGAACGAGACGGTTGGACGCGTGTCGAGATTCCGAAAGCAAAGGCGGCACCGGTGGAACCCAAGGACGACATCGACAAGATGCCTCGGGAGGAGCTCGGAGAAGCGCTCAAGTCGGCAGGCATCGAGTTCGACGAAAAGGCGACTCTCTCGATCCTTCGGGGAATGCTTCGAAAGCACCGCCAGGCGGCCAAGGAAGCCCCGCCGGAGGTTGATCCGAAGAAGGAATAGCAGACTCCAGGTACGCGGTCCCTGCCTAAACGGGTAGGGGCCGCTTTTTCGTTTGACGCAAGAGTCGTCGCGGGCCACGGAGCGAACATGGAACTTGCGGCCGCCGTCGAAGCCTTGAGGTTTGACACTGCCGCTGGAAGCGACCCGGCGGTATCCGACGCAGACCTTGAGACGGTGCTTGCGCGTTGCCAGCTCGCTGACGCATCTGGGCTCGCTCCGGACCATGATGACTGGACCGGCACCTACGACTTTGACCTCGCCCAAGCGATGGTGTTCGAGCGCAAAGCGGCTCTCTTGGCCAACCAGGTGACTTTCTCGGCGGACGGATCGAAGTTCGACCTCAACGCACGTGCCGACCGGTTCCGGGGGATGGCGAGGGACGCCAGGAACAGGCGCATGGCAAGCTACGCCGGCGACCTAAGCGGCATCGACGTGGAGGACGATGATGCTCTCTAACGCGGATCTGGCATGGATGCGGACCACGCAGGCCGCCAACCTTCCAGATGAGCTGATCGTTCAGACGCGGGTGATCGAGATCTCTGACGAGGGTGCGACCGAAGCCGACACTTGGAATGACGGAGCGACCGTGCCTTGCCGAATTGCGCCGATCGCCCAGGTGAGCGGAGACGAGAACGTCGTAGCCGAAAAGGTGACGGAGCGCCCGCTCTACCAGCTGACCTTTCCGCTCACGGTCGCAATCTCGCCCCTGAATCGGGTCAATGTGAATGGCCTCATCTACGAGGTGGAGAGCGTCGAGGACGCCCGGGAGCACCAGACGGTCGGCCGCGCGCTCATCCGGAGGCTGGACTAGTGTTTCCCGACCTGTTCGCGGAGATCAAAGTGCCGGAGATCGATGGGCTCGCGGACCATTTGGATGAGGAGCTCATGACGGCCGTCAAGCAGGCCGCAGGTCGTGTGGTGGCAGTTGCAGTTCCGAAGGCGCCAGTGGACACGGGTGCCCTTCGCAACTCGATCGGTGTGATGACGTTCGGTGGCGGCGGTGATTGGGCCATGAACGCGGAGCGAGCAAGGTCGGCCGCCCGAACCAAGGGCAGGGAGGTAGGGTTACATACACCTGAGCCTCCAACGAGTCAGTTTGAAGCCATCGTGTTCGCCGGCGTCGAGTACGCCCGGTTCATGGAGTTTGGCACGAAGTACTTCACAGGGCGATTCTTCATGACGGCCGCTGCAGTAGCCGCGCAGGAGCGCATCCTGCCTCAAGAGATTGACGCTGCTATCGAACGGGCGAAGAGGCGAGGAAGATGACGACCGACCATGCGGCCGTGAAGTTCGTCTACGATCGGCTTAGTGGCGATGCCTTTCTTGCCGGGCTGATTGATGAGAGATCGGTAGGCGAGCCAGCAATCTACACATGGGGGCTCGCGGATCAGGATGCGCCAGAGCGGCACATTGTGGTGGATGTTCCGGCGGCGACAGACATCAACGTCCAGGGATCGACCGCCATCGCATCGATCCTCGTCTCGGTTACGACGCGCGGCGAGAGCGTGTCGGACATCCGGGCGGCATCTGCGCGGGCAGACACGTTGATTCGGGGAGCGAAAGGCGTAGTCGGCGGGTTCACCGTATGCGCGGAACGCCTCAGCATCCAGCCGATTACCGGAGTTGACGCCGGCAAGCTCTTCCGGCACGTGGCGGCGGTTTACCGCCTTTACGTCGGAGTTCCGCAATGAGCATCTCTCCCATTCATCTCACGGCCCACGAGTACACGATCACGTTCCAGTTCATGGGCGCCGACGTTGGCAAATGGCCAGCTGTTGAGCCGACGAACGACATCGTGACGTTGAAGGGGAACACGTGCCGCTTCGAGCAGGGAGTCGAGTTCGCTCAGTTCACGACGAATCAGGACTTGGTGGAGCTCAACCGCATCATCAAGCAGAATCCCAGCCTCGACTTCGGCACGATCTTCGCCGTGCCA